ACTTGGTACACTCATCCCAGGTCCCGGTAAACATTACAGAATTATAAAGCAGGTTAATTACATTAAACATATATTCCTCCTTTGGGTTTGGGCCGGCCAAAAGCCCATTTGCAAAAGCCAGCATGTCCGTAGAAATTGACCTGACTTCCGAAGGGATTGCGACAACGGTTGATATTTTGTTTCCACAAGTGCAGGTGAGGTCTATTTGCCGATATGTTTCAGTTTGGATTGCTGGTGTCTTTGGTGTTGTTTCCTGATTGGTCATGAAATATGAGATGCAGACGATTATGGCTGAAAAGACTGCGATGATTATGATGTCTCTGTGTTTTTTCATAGTTTTTTATTCCTCCTTTTCCTTCCTGTGCCTGTTCATAACATCAACAATATAGTTCCCAAGATTCGGGGATTTGCCGTGACTGCCCGTGGCCTTGTGCCGGAGCTTATCTTCTGTAACCTGGTGTTCGATCCATGCGCGGAGATCGTCAGGGAAGCTCAGAATATAAAGCGGTGAGAATAGTTTAGACATTTTCAGTTGCCCTCCATATCTTGTATCTCCAAAAAGTTTAATGCTGCATGATGTGTTAATATTAATATTAAAATATAATGTCAAGTGAAATATTTATTATTTTTAGTTTTGAATGAATTTTCTTGCAATCTTTATTTATACGGATATTTTATATCCAGTGTGTAGAATGTATTCATTCAGGCGGATATATAGTATGCGATATAATTAATTTACAGAACAAAGGATTGTTTATGTGAGCAATATCAACGAGGAAGCCTGATGATTTCAGACGAGCAATTAAAGGCTAAATTAAAGAAACGGTATGACAAGCGGTATGATCGGCCGCCTCCGAAACGGCCGCCCGGTCGTCCTCGCGGTGATTCTATTGCGCGTAAGACAAAGCATGGAATAGTGCAGGAAAACGGCCTTGTTTTTGTTGCTAAATATCCCGAGCCCGCTTCTGCTAATCCGGAAGGCAAAGGCCTCGGCGGATCTACCCCAAAACATTTCGGTGCAAAGAAAAAACGCGGGGACATGCTTATCGCTTATCTGGGTAATACCGTAAATCCATGGCCGGAATCCAGAGCAGAATATTGTGGAATCGCAGGCCTTAAATGCAAATCCAGTTATATCTATAAATTGTTTACGGCTGCCGAACTGGACGATATCGAATCTAAGGCGCTCGATAATCGCCGGAAATGCTATTCTCCAAGATTATCAAAAGTTGACGATGCCCTATTTAAAACAGCAACCACAGACGGCAAAGCTCCCGAAGTCAAACTCGTTTATGAGAGATTCGAAGGATGGAGCCCGAAGACCCCGCCGCCGGTTTCAGTGTCACCCGTTATCGTATTTCCAATAGCACCGCTACAGAACATTGAAGATTGGCAGCGGTTTATCACTAATAATAATCTCAAAGAAAATACATTGCTTACGCAAGACGCCGGGGTTTCTAACAACACAGAAAGCGCAAAGGAAGCCGTAATTGATATCCCCGCTGGCCAATGACGCAGGATGGATTCTTTTTATTTACGATATCGGTAAGTCGATAGTCGATTTAATTGCGAGGTTATTCAGTTGACGACACCAGGGCAAGCAGCACCGCAGAATGTAGTCTGGTTTCCGCAGGCAGGACCGCAGACGGAAGCCTGTCTATGCCCTGTTGATGTCATTAAGTTTGGTGGTAGCCGTGGAAGTGGCAAGTCGGATGTATTGCTTGGAAGACAGTTTTTCGGAGCCATAACTTACGGTCATTTATGGAATGGATTAATAATCAGACGCAAATATAAAGACCTGAAAGAATTAAGGCGGCGCATAGCAGGACTTATCAGAAACGGACTCCCGGCCGAACTTGTTGGCGGTGAACAGCAGACGAATGTTTTAAGATTCAAAAACGGCGGTCTCGTAACAATCACGGCTATGCAATATCAAGAAGCCCTGAATGACTGGATAGGCCACCAGTTTGTTGAAATCTCAATCGACGAGGCCCCACAATTACCATTTTTTACAACCGCTATTGATAAACTAAGAGGCTCCTTGCGTTCTGCCGGTGGAGTCAGAGGACATATTTTCTGCACCGGAAACCCAGGCGGTCCGGGACATGGACAGGTCAAGAACTTCTTCAGGCTCGGATCGGGCGGCAATCCGCCTAAAGTTCCCTTCTTTGTAGAAACGGAACATAACGGAATTATACATCGTGAATCAAGGGTTTACATCCCGTCTTTTCTTACCGATAACAAAATCTTGTGTGACGCAGATCCGCAGTATGTCTCTCGCCTCGCAGCCATTTCAGATCCCGTATTAAGGAAAGCATGGCTTGATGGCGATTGGGATGTGTTTATCGGTCAGGCTTTCGAAGTTACCAGCAAGCACATCATACCAAATCAACCGGTTCCGGAATTCGCACCAATATATATGACTTACGACTGGGGTTTCGGGAAACCTTTTTCGATAGGTTGGTGGTGGTCTGACAGAGAGAACAGGCTTTACAGATTTGCTGAATGGTACGGATATAGCGGGAAAGAGGATGACGGCTTGAGGATGGTTGATTCTGCCATCGCTGATGGGATTATCGCAAAAGAACATGAATTGGGAATTGAGAGCAGGGTTCAAATCAGGCTTTGCGATCCGACTTCATTCAACAAAAGAGCCGATACTTACGGCGGAGGGCAGGGGCCTTCAACCGCAGATATATTTGCGGAAAAGGGAATCCCCTTAACCCCTGGGGACCCAAACCGAAAACTCAAGATCAGGGCGGTCAGGGAAAGACTTGCAATACCGAGAGACGGAAGCCCGCCGATGATGATGGTTTATGAGAACTGTTCTCACTTTATAAGAACGATTCCTCAGCTTGCGATTGATGAAGAGAATCCGGAGGAAATCGATGATGGCCAAGAGGACCATTGCCTGCACGGAGGAACATTAATTGAGACAGAACAAGGGTCTATCCCTATAAAAGAATTGGTTAATAAAAAAGGGAAGATACTGACAGCCGGTGGATATTGGACTGATTTTTCTGATTGTAGATTAACAAGAAAAGATGCAGATGTTGTGAAAGTGGAATTTGAAAATGGGAAAGTGGTAACTTGCACTGATGACCATAAATTCTTTACTAAAACAAATGGATATATAAGAGCAAGGGACTTGACAAATGAAACATGCCATATTAGTATAAGCCTCAACCAACATTTAAAGGAGGCTACTATATGGAAGTCAAGATTATTAACGAAACAACGCAAGAGTTTGATGGTAAAAGATATTGGTTATGCGGTTTCTATTTTCAAAGAAAAGGTGTTAGATTGCATCGAGTTGTTTGGGAATTTTTCAATGGTAAAATTCCTAAAGGAGCTCATTCCCACCATAAAGACGGAAACCGTTCAAACAATCAACCAGATAATATTATGCTTAAATCTGCAAGTGAACACATGTCTTTGCATGGTAAAAAGAACGATCACACAGCATGGATTGAGTCTATGCATTCCGGGGCTGTTGCATGGCATGGAAGCGAACAGGGCATTGAATGGCATAAGCAGCAATATCAAAAACACTGTAAAAACAAAATGCATGTTAAGGAAAGTAAGCTCTGCGAATATTGTGGTGAACCATACGAAGGGTTATCATTCAGCAAATATTGTTCAAGAAAATGTCAGCAACGAAAATGGCAAAATAAAAACCGCAAATCCGGAACATGTTCTATGTGCGGAAACGGCTTTATCGGATTCGGGAAAACTTGTTCAAGTTCTTGTGCAGCAAGAAAAACGTGGGCAACTCGTAAAGGCAAGGAGCGTTAAACCAGCCGGGAAAGCCGATGTTTATTGTTTGAATGCCGCTGATACACATGCGTTTTGTGTTGAAGGCGGCATTCTTGTTCATAACTGTTACGATGAATCCGCGCTTATAGCCATGTTTTTTACGGTGCCGATGCTCGATATAAAGCCAAAGAAAACACAGGCGGAAATTGATTGGGAAATTATTACTGGCGTTAGAAGCAGCGGGACACAAAGTTCGGCGGCTTTTATAGCAAGCGACTGATGATTAAACAAAAAAAGGAGAAGGCGAGATGAAAAGATTATGGGCTGTATTAACTGCATTTTTAATGATTATGTTTTTGATTGCCCCTGTTTATGCGGGCAATAACAGGGCCGTAACGGTCGGCGGAGACCAGGCAACCTTTCCTATCATGGAATATGGAGACACATCCGCAAGTGGTGATAATGAGTTACCGACCGTAACAAGGGCCTTGCAGCAACCGAAATTTATTGATTTGGGGTTGAACGATGCCTTCATAGTCGGTACTGGAATTATGAGTAATGACGGAACGACAGCTCCGGGCGTAGCGATAACTGATTCAATACCCAAAATTATCTATGCAAGTTCAGCGGAAACCGCGAAACTGGCTTGGAATCTTAAGCTCCCGAATTATAATGGCGGTCTCGTTGTAAAAATGTTGGTGTCAGGAAGCTCCCCGGATTATACCAGTCAGCGAATAGATTGGGATCTGATTTTTAACTCGCCCGGAACGGTATTTGCGACCGAGATAGCGCAGACAGCGGCACAGCCAACCGAAACAGCACTTTCAACAAAGAACGGGCTTATAACTCTCACGCCAAATGCAGCTGCACTTGCTGCCGCTTCTAAAGACACCTTGATTACATTGCAGATTTGGAACGATGGTTCAAGCGATTATACGATGGAAATCGGTAAGGTGTGGGCTGAGTATTATTAATAATAATAGGTAGTTGAATGAATAAAACCTTGTCAATAATCATCGGCCTGATCCTCATAGTGGCCTGCATATATAGGGTGCCAAACTCTATTATGCGGGCCTCTATGGAACTTTCTGCCGTTGTCGGGATCTCGTTGATATTGGCTATCTGGCTTGTCGACAGGGTAAATATCTGGCTCGGAGTGTTTGTTCTTCTGGCCGTATTCTCCCATGTTTATCCGGTTTATAACGCCGCTGGATACAAGACTTTGCACAATATCCTGATCGCTTCAGGTTTGCTTCTCTTTATGAGCTATAGGCCTGAATATTTTGAGCATGTCTTCGATGTTCTGCTGATTGTTGCAGTGGTGAATTTAATCGTTATCGGCTTCGACTTACTGAATATCCATGTTCCATACCGAATGTTCTGGGGTGCTGACTGCGAAGGCGTAACGGCAAACAGGAATGAATCTGCGGCGCTTTTTGCTTTCGCATTGCCGGCCGCTTTCCGGAAAGGCAGGGGCTGGGTTATCCCCCTGATCGTAATCGGGTTGATACTTACCCGAACTTCCGGCGCCGCAATAGCAATTATGGCAGGCATTATAATTTATTGGAAACTCAAGGGATATCGTTTTTTGTTCTGGTTTATATTGGCCAGTGCGCTCGGATTCCTTCTGTATATTCTGTTTGTTGACACCGCCTCGGTTGAATCCCGATGGGTCATGTGGGGCGGCGTTATGGAAGCGATAAAGCAAAAACCTCTGCTCGGATGGGGTCTTGGTCAATATCCGAATGTTTATAACCATAGTCCGCATAACGAGTTCTTGAGAATGGTTTTTGAAATGGGTTTCGTTTCGGTTCTGATTCTGGCCGGATATGTTGCAACCAGCATATTGAAACTTTGGGGAGAGGAAATATCAGACAATAAAATACTTTGCATAACAGCTCTCGTTATAATTGCTGTAAATTCATTTATAAGTTTTCAGCTTCATATCGGAGTTACGGCTTTAATGTCACTGTTATGGCTTGGAAAATTTGAGGGGGGTGTTCGTGATAACAGTTGAGGGGATAAGTTTAGGATATCTATTGTTTTTATTCATGCTGCAAGGCGTCTTGATTATTGTTGCTGTAATGGCCGGAGCTTATGCGGTCTTCAGAACAAAGAGAGATGCTTATGATCCGTTCATGCAGATCAGGGAACCGAAGGGATCTGCTTTCAACATCGGAGAAGAGGGCAATATTATTGAGAAAGAAAAAGAGCCCGAACTCCCCGGGGTTATAAAAAGAATGAATGAAAGATTCTTGCATCAGACGGAAGCAGGTGCCGCATGAAAAAGAGTTTTATGAATTATGCTGGAAGAGACCTTATTTGCCGTAGTTGCCGCGGCGTATTCTATAAAACCACGGATCAGTTTCAACCCGACAGATTAATATCTGCAAATATGTTCGCCATGATCGAGCCCTATAAATCGCAGATGTGGGATGAATTCCCGAAAGATCCGGACGGTACCGGCGGATACGGTCAGCTTGTGTGCCCTTCATGCGGGAGCGAATACGCGGACGGTAACGGATTCGCAATAGTAAAGGGTGTCGCAGTCCGGAGCAAACCGCTGAATAAACTGGAGCTTGCATATCTTGAAAGAGAGAGAAAGCAGCGGTTTAAGCCAGCCGTGAACGAGCCCGCAGTTCTGCAGGTGGCTGCCCATGAATGCGGATATTGCAAAACGATATACCGAGATCCCGAAGCAGCAAATAATTGCCTGATTTCCTGCAAGGAAAAAGCGAATAATGGGAAAAACTGAAACCTATACTGATTATAACTTACGGAATATACCGGCCAAAGGGCATAAGGACGTAGCTAAGTTCGCCTGGGATTGTGTCGGTATCGCCCTTGCCGAAAGAGACCGCCTGAATCTGCCTGAAAGATGGCGTTGGAATAACAAGATGGTCAGGGGCAGTCATTGGAATAATACACAGAAAACTTCCAAAGGCAGCAAGATAACCGTGAATCTTATTTTCAGCAATAAGCAGAGAATAGTTGCGAACCTGACTGCAAGAAATCCGGCAGCGGAGGTTATTCCTCTTGACGGAAACAATGACGGCGTTCCCCAGATTAATACCTATCTCCGGAAATGGTGGATTGAATCATGCCAGCGGGATTCCTTAAAATCGTCGGTTGATCGCATGGAAGAATACGGCGTTACCTTCGAGAAGATGGTCTGGAATACCGACAAGGAAACCACGCAGACAATCGTAATGGACGCTTTTGCGGTTTTAATTGCTCCCGGGTACTGGACAGATATTGCGGCAGAAGCACCGTATATTGCTTTTCTGGATGCCATGCCTATTGAGGATATCGTTTTCAAGTTCGGAGTTGAGGCCGAGGATGTTGCTATCAGCGAAATATACTCGATCATGGGAGAAGACAGGGAAAAGAGTGTTCCTGATCCAAAAGGAAATAAAAGCTCGTATGTGAAATATTCCGACACTTTCAAGACGGCGCAGCAGGCAAAAAGTTCAACAGAAAGCATCAAGGCCGGTCGCGCCCTGGTAGCTGAATTATGGATAAGGGATTATTCCAAAGATGCGGACAGCAACTTTAAATATCCGGGAAATATCAGGGTCGTTACTGTCGTTGAATCAACAAAGGCTGGCGGCGTTCTTCTGCTTTCCGATGTTGCAAATCCGAACATTAATCCGGCGTTGGAACCCGAAATAGCCTCAGCAAGTTATTTATGGAACAGATTCCCGCTATCAAAAGCCAACAGCTTCGAAGACACAACGAGCATATACGGATATTCGATTGTTGAACAGGTCGGGGATCTCGCGCTTAAGATTGACGAGATATTTTCAAAGATGGTTTCCTGGGCTTTGAAGGTTATGGCTCCAATATTCGTATGCCCTACGGGCATAGGCATAACGGAGGAAAACCTTATGAACAGGGTGAATCTGGTACTGAGACCAAACAGGCCTATACCTATTAACACTATCGGATATATCGCAACTCCAAATCTACCGGCTTCATTCTCGAATATCTTGCAGGTGCTTATCAGTTTCTTTGACAGGATATATGCCATTGAGGAAGCGGATCGTGGCGTAGTCCCAAAGAACGTGATAGCTGCCTCGGCGATCACGGCATTACAGGAAAGAAACGAAATGCTCATGCAGCATAAAGTCGGTGCTGTCAAATACCTGGTTGGAGAAAGAGGCAAGAGTGCAATTTCCATGCTTCAGAACTTCGCACCTTTTGAGATCACGGTGGATTCTGACGGAGATCATGTCGCATTCTTAGGAACGGATCTGGCAGGCAGAAAGTTTAATTATGTGGTTGAAACCGGGTCTATGTTGCCGAGAACGACACTTCAAACAGAAGCTATGTCAGAGAAATATTATCAGTTAGGCGCGATAGATAGACAGGCATTGCTTGAAAACACGAACTATCCAGGATGGAAAAAGATTGTGGAAAGGACGGGCGAGGGAGTTCTTGGAAATGCCTTACAAATTTTGGTGCAAGCTGGGCTCCCGCAAGAAGTAGCGAGAGAGTTACAAACAAAATTATTACAATCTCAAGGAGGCCCTGGCGGAGTGAATCAAGTTAATGTGGTTCAAGGATAATATATGGAACTTAAAGTTTGTACAAGATGTAATGAAGCTCAACCGCTTGAAAACTTTTCTATGGATAATGGGCAAAAGAGCGGCTTGAGATGCAAGTGCAGATGGAAAGAAGACAATTTAAAGAAGAATAACAGGGTTGATAGTCCAATTCAATCGAGTTTAATTTTTTCAGGAGGACAGTAATTTTATGCCAATATACGATTATAAATGTTCAATATGCGAACATGAATTTGAAAAATATATGCCGATAACAAAGGCGAAAGTCGGGGTTAAATGCCCTGAATGTAAAGGAAAGTCAGTAAAAGTATTAACAGGTTTTAAAGGCAGAGCGCATGACGACAACCCCGTATGGCTTGATAAGAGCGTCCGGGATGTGCTCGGTGAGAATGTGCAGACAAGGACAGATTATAAACGATGTTTGAAGGAGAATCACTTGATACCAATAGGTTAGGCTTTAACGTGAGAATTGTCTCACGCAAGCATATATGAACGCGGCTAAACAAGCAGCGGCCCGTGTAAACGGTTAACCGCGAGATGTCCCGCAGAAAAAGGAGAGAACACAGATGGAACCAACAAAAGTAATCGACGGAATGAAACCGGCAATGGAAGCAGTAACGCCTGAAGGCGATCCGGCAGCAGCAGTAAGTCCACCTGAAACAGCAGCTCCTGAAGCTGCGGCCTTAGTTGCCAAGATACAGGCACTTGAGACCAATTACCAGAACCTTCAGACGGAGTATGGCAGACGCGGAAGTGAAGTAGGCGAGTTGAGGCAGACAGTCGCACAACTTCAGGCTGACATTCCTAAACTTGTTGAACAGGCAAAAGTTACGCCACGGGCGACTGATTATGAGTCTATGTTGTCCGGCGTCAATACGAGGTTTGAGAGCGGCGAAATAACCGTATCTCAAGCCCTTGCGGAAACCGCAAAGATAACGGCTGAAGTGGCAAATCAAAGAGCCACACAAACAGCGCAGGCGGTTATAAGCAAGGCGCTTGCAGACAGGGATAACAACGATGTCAAAAAAGCGTTTCTGTCAAAACATGATGACTTTGCCGCTATTGTCGAATCCGGCGCACTTGAACCCATAAAGGCCGAAGACCCTCTCATGAACAATGTATCCGCCTATTTCGCATTTAAGGCACAGAGCGAATACGAGAGAGGTAAGACTGAAATGGCAGCCCTTAAAGAAGGCGCAAAAGTAGCAGGAACGGTTCTGGGAAAACCCGGAGCCGACCTATCGAAGCAAAACAGAAAGACACCAACAACTGAAGCCGAGGTCTCTTCGTCCATGCTTTCCGCACTGGAAGCGCACAGGGCGAAGGAGGGCTCCGGCTAAATTAACAAGGAGAATTGAATCATGGCTTTAACTCTGAGCGAACTCAATGCCGTAACCGGGGATTATTGCGACGGCAGATCGACCGACATCTATTCTTCCGATAACGTCCTTTTATGGAAACTGATGTCAAAAGGCAAAATGAACGCCAATCTCGTTACGCCGAATGAGATTGTTGATAACGGCGAGAATATCCGCGTTGTCCTTGAGTATGCGTCAAGCAACACCGGATCATATGGCAAGAACACCACGATCGCCCAGGGCAAGGTTAAAATCCTCAATGCCGCAAGATTCAGATGGGCGGGTTATTATGCGTCCAACGCGATTGACCTGGACGACAAAAGGGCGAACAGCGGGGATGCGGCTTATGTTGACCTGGTGAAAACCAAGCTGCAGAACATCGAAAAAACCATCCGTGACAACATGGGTGGCGAGATTTACGGTTCTGCCGCAGACGGCGACAGCTTCCTTGGTCTTGGCAATCTGTTCAATACCACAACTTCAACGACTTACGGTGGTATCGCGGAAGACGACATGGCCAAGTGGAAGGCGAACAAGGATGCAACAGGCGGAGCAATCACCTTTGCAATTCTTCAGGCCATGAGACGCGGAGCTTCGGTAGGCCAGACCAACAGGGCAAAACCGAATCTTTACATCACAACCGAACTTCTGAAAGACGCTTTCGAGAATACGCTTTCGCTTCAATCAAGGTACAGCGATGCCGAACTCGTAACAGTCGGATTTGCGAACATCATGTTTTCAAGCTATGCGCCGGTAGTTGCGGACGACAAACAGACATTGGGATATTGTGATGCTCTGAACCTGAACTTCCTGTCAATCAAAACCCATAAGGATTTCGCTTTCACAAAGCCGGTATGGGAACATGACAAGGAACAGCCGGATACGGAAGTGGCAAATACAAGATGGTCCGGACAGCTTGTAACCTCCAACCGGAGAGCGCATTACCGGAAGACAGGTCTTACCGCTTAACATGAGCGCAACAGGAATATTTAACCTTAATTAAAATAGAGGGGCGAAAGCCCCTCTGGGAAAAGGAGAGAATCACAATGAGACATTTTATACCTGTAAATTTAGTATTTGCAGCCGGCGCAGCGACTTTTTATATGCAGAATCCGCTTGCAAGACCCTTCGTACTGAGAAACGTAACCGGGGCTGCCGATGCTGCTATCGGTACAGACGAAACGGTTACGATAACTGAAAATTCAGCACCGACATCTCTCGGAGTTTTAACCTTTGCCGGAACCGTAGCGGCTGCCGATGTTGGCGCATGGGTTACAGATACCACCAATGGCGATCACATAATCGCCGCCGCCGAAGTTCTTAAGTTCGTAACAACCGCTGGAGCAGCCGGGAATGCTCTGCTTACGCTTGAACTGGACGATCATTGCCTGGAGGCGTAAGCCATGCCGACACAAGCTGAACTCATAAGCAGGGTTTCATCCCTGTTGAGGGATTCGAGTGTTACTTCCGCCACTATCTTGGGATACCTGAATGAAGGTAATCTCAAGATAGCTGGTGGGGTTCTCCTTCCCGATGGTCAAAGAACAAAGCCACTTGAAGACTTGCTGGTATATGCGGCATTAACTTCAAGCATAACATTGCCTTATATTGCATTGCCGACAGCGGCAGGGAGCGCATATCAGCGTGACTTGTTTCTGTTGTTAAGCTCGACACAAAATAGGGAAATTCCCCTGCTTAACAAAACGGCATGGATGCGATTTGTCCGGTCGGATATTCTTCTTAATGGCGCAGGAGCGATATATCAAGCTACCGTCAAGGGAAACAGGCTTTATTATGTCTCAATTCCAACAGTAGCGGAAAGCCTGATAGCTCATTATTACCGCAAACCGGTTGATATGGCAACGTATTCAGCGGCAACGATCTCTTTCGATTCCGCGACAAAAACCATAACGGACACGGCAAACGGCCTTGGGGTATTCGCAGGAGGCATAGGGCAGCAGATAGATGTTACCGGCAGCACCAATAATAATAACAAGCTCACGGTGTCCACGGTGGCGGCAGGCGGTGGTTCAATGGTTGTCGAAGAAGCTCTCACAACAGAAGCCCTGGGAGCCACGGTTGTAATCAAAAGCCGGGCGGAAGGAACGCCGGAACACCTGCAATACGGTCTTCTGGTTAATTATGCCTGCGCTGAAATATTCAGATTTATTGAATCCCGGTTGAACTTAAAGAATCCACGGGCAGATATACACGAAAACATGTTCACAAAAGCCTTGGCTGATCTTAATGCACTCTTACCTGATATGCCGGGTGAGGTTATGATTTTGGATGATGATGCAGACCATCCCGACGATTAACAGGCGGTAATGGACGGTAAACGTACCCAATATTCTCTCGATAAAAAATGGATGCCTGCGGCTAATTCTGCAACCATAGGTGATAATTTTGCCATGTTAAAGAATCTCCGGCCTGCAGATGGCGGACTGCGCCCGGTGCTCGGATATAGCAAAATCAACACAACCCAATACACGGCACATCCAAGTGGCAGAAACGGCTGTCATTTCAAAACAAAGTACGGTGACAGTCATGTTCTTGTCTGGACAGAAGACGGATATGTAATCGAGAATAAAACCGCTATTCCGGCTCAAGGCGATTTTGAATCTACACTCTGGCACACAGATGCCGCTGGAGCCGATTTAGGCCGCTTTACCGAAGCCCCCGGATACAACATGGCTTATTGCAACAGCAAAGAGTCATTAATATGGGGCGGTTCGCAATTACGGCTTGGCGGTTTATTCACAATGGATAACGGCACGTTCAACGATACCGAGAATGCCAAAGATTTCAGCGTGATTGTCAACGATCTGCTCCAAACCACCGGGCATTATTTCTCTTTAGGCACACAGAAGTTTTTCCTTTGCCTGACAACAAGGAAAGCAAAAGGATTTAAGTTCTATGTAAAGACTGCAAACGATACAGCCTCAACAATGACCTGTAAGGTTTACACAGGTGCGTGGACTCCAGTTGGTGCTCCTTCTGATGGAACAAAACCGGCGACAATATCCCTTGCTCAAACAGGCTCATTCTCTTTTTCGTCAACAGTAGCAGCCGCAATACCTTTTCATTATAAAGGCAACTATACTTACGCCTATCTGTTTGAAATAGATGCAGGAACAGCCGATATTTATCACATAACCGCAGACTGCCCTCCGCAAGCTTTTTGCGATATATGGGACGGTTCTTTCGAGACCATGTTGCAATGCCAGGTGAAATTTGGTGGAGTTTATGAGGATTACACGCCTGATGTAGCCTTGAAAGATTCTTATACCGGATCTCCGATAGGTGCCGAACTCGATGGGCTTACGGCCACGGATGAAGTCATATTCATGTCAGATGTCAGGCTTGCCGGTATTCGAATTAAAATGGCTCCGGGTTGTGAGAATCTCGCCGCCTCAGTCGCAACATGGTCATATTATACAGGCGCGGCATACGCTTCATGCTCTGCGGCAGATGGTACAATAAACCCGGCAGGAACAACTTTAGGCAAAGGCGGATATGTCGCATGGAATCCGCCTGCGGTTACTGCCGAAAAGCCTCAATTCTTATTCGGCACTTTCGGTTATGCGTATAAACTGACGGTTTCAAACACGCTTACCGGCATTCACGGTGACGCAACGATCAGTGTCGCAATAGATGAGGCCGTAGGAATACCCGCTCAACAGGAAGTGCCTTTATTCAGATTTTGCCTGCCGTTTAAAGAAAGACTTCTGGGATGCGCCCTCCTTGAAGCCAATGAAGGCAACGCGATTGATTACACGCCTGCAAATATGCCCGATACATGGAACGGACCAGAAAGCTCAATGTTCGGCATTCAGAGATTACGGGCAGATACCATCGAAGACCTGATTGCCGGAATTACAATATTCAACAGATTCGGTAATAATATCTTTATGGTTGCCTTGATGTTCACGCAGAACACCACTCATGTATTCAGCGGTGACGGTCCGGAAGATTTCAAGATTGAGAAAATAGCTTCTTCGATAGGATGTCCCGCGCCTTTGACATTATGTTTAGCAAATATCGGTTTTTCCATGGCGAATGACGTAACCCGGAACGTAGCTTTATGGTTATCGAATTCCGGGCCTATGATGTTTGACGGTGCTTTAATGGCTCCGGTGAAAGGGCTCGAAAACTTCTTCGACAGAACAAGGACGGAATGTGTCAGTTGGAGCTACATAGAAAATTCAAGGGCATGGCTGGACCCGAACGATCTTGTATGGCACCTGGAATTTCCGTCAGGATTAGGCCAGATTTCAAACAATGTTCATGTGGCAATAGATCTGACAAGAATTGAAAGAGGTTGGTTTCAATATGATTATATAGGCGCTTCAACGCCAAAATGCGGATTTCCGGTTACAGACAACGATGGAGCTACATATATTTATGGCTGTCTGGATTCTGGCCATTTAGTGAGAATGAATTACGGCTCTTCATGGGACGGGCAACCAATTATCTATACGCTCGAAATGGGCGATTTATGGCCGTCCGGGAATATCTGGGACGTTACACAGATCAGGGAGTTTAAGCTGATTACCAGTCGCGGCGACATCGATCTTACCGCTGATATATATGATTGCTTTGACGGCAGCAAGTACACGATTATTGATTATGAATGGATTGGTAATGATTACGAATGGATAGATAACGATTATGAATGGCTGACCACAGGCGGAATTTCTTCCAGCGTAAAATCAACCTCAATGTTAATTCCAGCAGACACTTCAAAGGGCTTGTTCATAGGCACGAAGCCGGTAAATTTTACAGGCAGAACGCACAGAATAAAATTAGCAATAGATAATTTAGCACAAGACAGTAATCTCAGACTGATCGGATACGGTCTTGCTTGGGACATAACCCTCGAGGATATCAAAGAGTCTTAATTATGAAAAAATGCTAAAGGAGTCTTAAAAATGAGTAGGAAAAACGCAACCTGTTATGGACTGACCGGCGGAGCAACCGGGTCCTTGGATTCGATATTATCAACAAGCCTGACAGATAACAGCATGGCGCTGACTATTGATGCCGCAGGGGTATTTTATGCTCATTACTACGATCCTTTGAGCGCTGCCGCGGAATCGAGTCCGGACGTAATTAAGCCCGATGATCTGGGTGTAGGGGCTGCCGGAAGATGGTTACTGCTTGCAATAGCGCTGAATAATTACGCCACTGCCGCAGAAATCATCACAGGCACAGAAGCAGCGAAGGCAGTTGCACCGGATCAGTTAAGGGCATCTGAAGCGACTGCTGCTGAGATAGTGACAGGTACTGCTGTTAAGCTAATCACAGCAAACCAAGCGCACACATCCCTGATGAAAGTTTCTGGTTCCAACCTTGCCATAGGTGCTGACGCTGATGGAGATATGTACTATCGGGCTTCAAGTCTTCTCGCACGACTTGCCATAGGCGCAGCAAACCTAAAAAAGTTCGTCAATGCTGCGGGGACTGCGCCGGAGTGGGCGGCGGGTCTATATATTGGAAAGGCCACGCGGGATTTAACGGCGGCAACCGGTGATGTTGCCTACACGGGTGTTGGATTCAAACCTAACACGGTTATATTTCTTGGGGGAATAAATGAAGCCACAGGTGCTTTTTGGGGCTTTGGTAATGCGACAGTCAGCTACGGTCTTAGCGCAAATATGGCTGGAACTGCGGATAATTTCCAGGTATTTGATACAGGCTGTATTTTGTATTATATAGGAGCAGGGGTATATCAGGCCGCAGCTATTAAGACTCTTGATAGTGATGGATTTACTCTCACATGGACTAAAGTAGGGGCTCCAACGGGGACATTAACTGTCTACTATGCAGCTTTTAGATAAGGAGAAAACTATGAACCGAGTATGCTTAACAAAAGATGGCAAGTTGATTGAGATGCAGGGCGGTGGTAATGTCGATCGTGTCTCAGAAGACGAGTTTAATAAAATCAATACTGATAAGGATAAAACTTATCAAAATTATCTTGCTGATTGTGATGCTCTGGAAGCTATGCGGCTTAATACCCTAAAGCAGAACGCTATCAATGCCGGACGTCTTGAATCTGATATTGAGGTCAAGTGGGTTACTGATGCCGAATACTTGATAGCAAAAGCCGAAGACCCGAATGAGATTGCAAGGATAGCAGAGCAAGAAGTGGCAAAAATTAAATCTAAACTTGCAGAACTTGACCTAAAATCTATTCGCTCAATCCGGGAGTGGTTTGTGAAGCAAGCGGATGCACCAGAGTATCTGGTGGCTTATGATGTGGAAGCAAAAGCCGAGAGAGCTAAACTGAAATAGCTCGCAAGGGTGGTTTATATACATTTACGGGAAACAGAATTGCAGGAGTAATAAAATGGAAGACACAATATTAAGCAACTCACGCCTGACAATGGATAATCCGAGATTCGCGGACAATGTTGCCCGGATGGTAAGGCTTATGGGAAAGAAGCCCGGAGTTGAAAAAGAATGGGCTGCCATAGCCGCGGGAACAACAGATAAAGATTTCAGGGCAAAAATGAACGCTGCAATCAATGTTGCGAATAATAAATACAAGGAAGGCAGGCTTGGGCTGGAAAGGCAAAGGCTTGATATTGATAAAGCAAGTCAAGGGGGTCGGCTTGGGCTTGATCGTCAGCGACTCGATATCGGCAAAACTAATGCGGATAGGGATTTTTATCTTAAAAGCAGGAATCTAAAAATGGATAATGATTGGAAGCCCGGAGCTGTTCTCGGTGTAGCCGATATTGCGGTGAAAGGGTATTTTGGATCGGAAACCGCTAAGAGAACAAGGCAACGAGCAGATAGGGTTAATCTGCTTAATGAGAAACTATTCGGCAAGGAGAGATAGAGATGCTGCAACAGTACTTAGCCTCAGGCAGAAACCTGAGAAAGAACCTCGGACAGAAGGAAGCGATTTACGCGCAGGCCGATCTTCTACCGCAGAGGAATCAGATTAAGGCTGATACCAAATTCAGAGAAGATGAACTCGCTCTTTCCAGAGAGGGACTTGCTCAAGAGGGTAAATATAACGAACAGAATCTTGCGCTTTCCAGAGAGGGACTTGATATTGACGCGGCAAATGCGGATAGGGATTTTGATTTATCGGTTAAGGGCTTGAAGCAAGATACGGCGGCTGCCAAAAGGTCAAACCTTCTCGGCGTTGGCAAGCTCGGCCTTGACGCTTATCTCGGTTACAGTGCAAACGCCGATACTCCATCAAGCATGATAGCGGGTTCAGATAGTAAAGGCGGTGTTACAAAAGCTGCTGGAGAGTTCTTATCGCCTTCTCCCTCAGGCGGTGTTAGTGGTGTTAGCGGTGGCGGAGTGTTTGATACAGTCACAGGCGCAATAAAAGAAAGGCCGATTGCCACAGGGTTAGGCGCTGTCGCAGGCTCTTATTTTGCAGATGATCTTGCGGAGGCTCTCCCTGGTGGAGAAAAAGAATGGGCGGTTGCGGCTCCTGTTGCCGGGGCGATTATTGGGAACGTGGCCTCTAAATACGCGGCTCCTGTTGTGAGTAGTTTATGGAAAACAGTAGGAAGCTGGTTTGGATTTTAAGCAAGGAGAATTGAAAGATGGCTCAAATAAATATCGCAAGTTATGGTAGGAAATACAAAAATCTTCTTGATACAAGTGGCGTGAGAAGCCCTATTCGTAGGATAGCGTCACCCATTACATCGCCCATTACAAAGCCCATTACAAAGCCCATTACAAAGCAGGCTATTTACGAATCGGTGAAAGATCCCATGTCTATGCTGCCGGATATATATAATTATACTGGCGGTGACGGCGGAGATAAGTCTGGTTCTTTGGATGCAGGGTATGACCCTTCTGAAACACAGCAGGCGGCAGACAGGATAATGTCTGACTTTATGGGATATGATGCTGTTGGCATGGGGAAAAAAGCGGTCTCTCTTGGTTGGAACGCCATCACATCTCCGGTTACAATGGGGGTGCCTTTTGCTGAAGACGTACTATCTGAGACGCTTGGCGCGATCAACACAAGGCAGAACTCACTTGCCCTTAACGATATTATGACCGAAAACGAAGATATCTCTCCCGAGATTGGGAGGTCTGCCCTTAATTCAATACGCGGAACAACGGTTAGCGATGATCTGGCAACTATAGGCATAGAGGCAATGGGTGATGAAGGTAGAAAGTCGGCACAGCAATTAAGCAGTCTTTCCGAAAAAGCGGCTTTTGATAAATCTCATCCTGTACTCGGATTTGCCAAACATAATGTAACTGACCCGATTTGGAGCGCGGTTAAGAATGTGTTCGGAGAAGCTACGCCGGGAACGACGAATCAAACACCATCTGTTGATTTTTCAAGCGCAGAGAATAAAGGCATGGGTGTAAATTCAGGTTTTGCTAATCCAAGAGGTGTAGTTGGTTCATCTGCTGCAAGCACAAACTCTATGGACGACGGCCACATGGATGCCGGGGTTGCTGATGCTATCGGGTCTGACGCTGGCAAGATAGTGTGTTCTGCCATGAATGAACTCTACGGGTTTGGACATGAAAGAAATATCGCATGGCTGAGATACTCAAAATATCGCTTAAAACCTGAACACGCCATAGGGTATCACTTCCTCTTTAAGCCTTTGGTTAAGATAGGCTTTAAATCAGGCAACAGATGGTATCATTTAATTGTAAGAAAGACCCTTGAACATATCGCAACCCGCAGGACGGACGATTTAAGCGCGGAAATGAACAAAACAAAACGGGATTTAATCGGCAGGATTGAAAGGGCTATTCTGGAACCCATTTGTTTCTGGGCAGGCAGATTGCTTGATAAAAAGGAGTGCCATAAATGAGACAAAACTTATTCGGAGAATTAAGCTCAATCGGGGATACGGTATATAAAGGCCTTACGGCTCCGGCTGATTATGCGCTTCAAAATGCCAAGCTGGGCCTTGAGGAAAAGAAACTCGGTTTCGATATCGGCCAGCAGAAGGAAGAGTCTGAGAGAAAGAAGAAGACATTTGATCTGGACTTACCGGAAGCCGAGCATAAAGCTGCATTGTTTAAAGAAGAAGAAGCCCGCGCCAATGCTCCTGTAAGGGCTACTGATATATTGGGCGATTCAATATCCGGACTGAAATTCGGATATTCACTCGATAAAGATGGCATGACGAACATCGATAAGATAAAACAGGTCACCGGGACCATCCTTGATACGGACGAATTTTCTCCCACAGCAGGAGCTTTCATAAACGCCAAAACAGGCAAGGCTATGACGCAACGGGAGTTTGAAAGATTCATGCCGCAGGTTGATATGATTCTTGAAGCCAATGCAGATCCGGTTAAGTTCTTGAAAATGACCAAGGAAAATATCGATGATGATCTTTACAGGGGTAAGATTACAAAAGAAGAACATGCCGCCCTGCAGAAAGAAGTTAAGGGCTACGATAACGATCAAACTCACCTGAAAGCATACGAGGCAAAACTTCAAAGACTTGCCAGATTCAAAGGCACGGAAGCTGAACTCGCCAGGAAGCGGACAGAGGAAAAGATCAAGATTTACCGGGATAAAATTGATAAGACCGAAACCCGGAAAGCTGATTTTGCGGATAAGAAGAAGCTGCTTGATAAGGAAATTGCGGCCGGCAAATACGCCAAGACTCCTGAAAAGCCGGAAATGAACGAGCCGAAGGCAAGAGAGGAATTGTTTAAACTCGCAAAATGGGAAACTCAACTCGATAAAACCGGGGGCATGGACGATATGCTTTTTGCCATGATAGCAAAAGACAACCCCGATCTCGCAGGCAAAATGCAGGGAGCCGACAAAACCGAAGCCAAGAAATTCATTAACGAGCAAAGGAATTATTATAAGGGCTTCCTGACTGCCAACAAAACAGCGAAAGACCTTGGTGGAGGCGGTTCAGGAGCGACTCACGTTTATATTCCAGGCCAGGGAATCGTTTTAAAGAATCCGAAAGGACAGCGGTAAATGCCTGTTATTGAAATACCCGATAAACAGATGGTCGTTGACTTTCCGAACACCATGACCGCACAGGAAATCGAAACGGCTATTCAGGGCGAGATATACGGCCAGAGGGAAAAATCTGCCCCGATTGTTTCTGTTCCCAATACCCCTGTGCCCCTTGATTATGGGTTAAGGGCAGACGGTACACCCAAAGGAACAGGTTGGCTCGGAGAGTTAAAAAGACCTGACGGAAAAGTATCGACCGAACTTTCAATAGGCGTTGAATTTGATGGAAAAGAAAGAGAAATACCCGCCCTTGTTCCGACATTAATAAAACCTGAAATCGACCATCTTCTGTCAGGAGCCAAACCCACAGACGCGATTGTAAATAAGGCAGTAGCATTTGCAAGGCAAAGAATCTCTCAAGGTAAGAGTCCTTTTAAGGAACAACCAAAGATCGCCGCTTCCGACAGATTTAATCCGGCTATTTCTACCATTGCCCGGAGAGCGGAGAGGGGCGCACAGGAACAGGCAGACCAGCTGGGCGCTCCAATTTCAACTATTACTGGGAAACCGATACCGACAACAGATGAAAAGTTTGAGCAGACGGCTTTCATGCGAGATGCACCGGCGTCAGCTATTGGAATATTGGGTGGAATAGGCGCTCAAGCACTTGGCGGATATACCGCTCTTTTAAGATTGGTATCAACAGGCGATCTTGACAAGGCAAAGACAGTTCTTGACGAGATAAGCGCACAGCCAGCCAAGTTCATTAAGACCCCACAGCAGGCAAAGGTGGTTGAGAACATCAGTAAGGCCATGATGTACCTCCCGGAGAAAGGCGGAGAAGCCCTTGCATGGATGGGGAAAATCGCAGACACCGAACTTCAGAAGATGGGATCAGCACCAACATACCTTGAACCTACCGGAAAAACAATCGGGGAAGCCGCCGTTATTCTGGCTTTCCCTGCCCTGAAAGCCAAGATTGCAAAATCAAACTGGTTCAGGATGTTGGCAAACGAGGAACGCGGACTCGTAGTTCAATCCCTTGATAATGCCATTAAGATGAATCCGAAAATGACCGAGGGCGAGATCCTCCGGAAATGGGATAATCCGCAATGGAGAGAGGAAGCCTTATCAAAAAGAGCCACAGGCGAAACCCCACAATCAGGAGCCTCCGCCGGAACGCCCGCACCGAAACCATCACCGACAGACGGACTGCCCCCCGAAGAAATTATAAGAAGGACAGAAATACTCGAATCGCAGGCAGCCAAAGGAATTAAGCTGACCCCGAAGCAGGAAGTGAATCTTAATGCGTATAAGTCGCTTATTGCCGAAAGAATAAAACCGACAATAAGCAAAGAGGATATTACCCCGACAATGGCTGGCCCCCTTCTTGGCCGGGAACCAATTCAAAGCGTCCTACCTAAAACCATCGACACCTCCTCGGTGGAAACCACGCAGACAGTTCCCGGCCAAGAACCTATTTCGCAAACCCCCAAGAAGCTGATGAACATTCCCGTAAATATCGTTGAGTCAAAAACAGAAAACGGGGTCAGTCACGAACTTTATAAAGCGGCCTCTGAAAAAGACAATCGGAGTTTTTATCGTATTTTTGATACCGAATCGGGGAAGGCGGTAGGCGTAAAGGGTTATCCGACACTCGAAGCGGCAAAACGGGCGTATGAAAGCGTAGACGCGTCCGCTACCCTTACGGCAGTAAAGGTTGGCGAGGAGCCTTCGTCAGAAGCCCCCACAATAGAGCAAACCGAAAAGGCGGGTACGGATAAGGCTGCTGAAACGGAAGTTCCCGATCTTGACGCCCTTGACCTTATGGCGGTCGATATTTTGAACACCAAAGGTAATGAAAGAGGCGATTATGGAGAAGGAACCGTGCATCAAATCGGAAGTTCAAACCCAGAATGGTTCAAGAAGCTGAACAAGTCTATCGACTTTGAACATTTCAACGGCGAGAAGACTGTTAAATATGATGGCATAAGCCGAGACACCTTCTTTGCTATCCAGAAAAAGATTAAGGCCAAAGGCGTTGACTCTCTGACTGAGATTCAGAAGCGATATTACTTTTTCATTCAACAGGTGATCCCCGATTTCAAAGCCCAAAGTTCAGACTTTAAGGCGATGGACGACCTTGCCTTCATGGAAGAGAAGGGTTACGAGCCTCTTGGCGGTAAAAAGATTATCGCAGGCGACCTGAAAGATGGCGACAAGGTTATTATCCGGGGAGAGGAATTTGAAAACAAGGGTATGAACGCAGACGGAACCATGACCCTTGAGGATGGCATACCGATTAAGGTTGATGTGTTTGACGAGATTACCATTGAGAGGATTAAGAAAGCTCCAATACCCGAAATGCCGGAGGAACTCAGAAAGAAAATCGAGGAAGCGGCAATAAAGGCAGGCGGCAGGCTCGACTACACAAAAGATGGTAAGCCGGGATATGCACACGACAGGGGAACTTTCAGCGTAACCGATTTAAGCATGCCGGGGAATGAGACCTCTTTTGATGTGAGAACGCCGGAAGAAATTGCAGGGAAATTCGCGGAGGCCAGAAAAGCGGCGGAGAAAGCAAAGACCGAAACCCTTCCCGAAGGTTTAACCGTCAACTGGAATAAAGTCGAAACCAAAGTCAAGGACGGCGTAAAAGGGACATATTACGCTACTTACAATAAAGATGGCTCGTTTAAGAAATGGCACACAAAGACCGAGATTGACCGTCTAAAAACCCTCAAGGGAACCGAAGGGCTTAATTTAAAGCAGGATAGTTACGGCAAACAGACCGGAGTAACCGGGAAGGAAACCAAAGGGAAACAGGCTGGATTCGGGTTTGTTGTTGAAGATCCGAGTCAACCGGAGATGTTCAGTCAAGAACCTCCTCCTGCAAGTAAGGTTAAGGCTGCTGAAAAGAAACCTGAAAGCCCAGAGGAATTTAATATAGGTAATTTCAGCGATAAGCCGGTCACAATGCAGATGCCGGAACTCGTTCAGCTATTCAAAGAACTATCTCAAGGCAAGTATCCCCAGATCACGAAAATCATAGGCCGTTCACTTAGAACTCAGGGCGCCTTTAATCCTGTTACTGGCGGAGTCAGATTACAGAAAGATATCTTTGCTGATCAGACCTGGGCTTTAAAGGTACTCGCGCATGAGATAGGCCATTGGATTGATTGGATGCCAGATAAGAATCTAAGCCGAGGAAATATACTCGGCAGGGTCGCCTCTCTCAAGGGATATATGGATCATTGGCTCGATGATATCTATGGCGGTAAAGGACGTATCACGGATGCCGACAAGAAGTTTTTTAAGAGGGAGGCTAAAAAGCTGGCAGGCGGTGAAAGATGGATTGATGAGGTTATCGAAAAGACACTCCCGATCACTCCGGACGATATCCTTGATATCTGGAACTCCGGGTTACCGAAAGAAGCCCTTCATGCTGGCCTGCTTGATTATATCATGCGCCTGGATACCGCAGAAAAGAAAGCCATCGTTGTCGCTGCAATGAAAGGAATTATCCCGGATGATGTAAAGCAATTCGCCCGGATCGCCAAAGAATACACAGGCAAGAAAATCAAGGTTAAGATTCCTGCAAGCGATCAGGCTATTATGGATAAATACAAGGAGTTGATTGCGGAAGAACTCAAAAAGAGGAACATCTATAACCTTGACGAGATCAGGAACGAGCTTAAAGCCTTCACGCAGGAATGGAAACCTTTCGAACCCGACGGAGATCCGACATACACGAAATATCGGTTCAGCGGCAAAGAGCTTTACGCAGACGCCATGAGCGGCCTCTTGACGAACCCGGACGCTTTCAGGGTTGTAGCGCCCAGGTTCTATTCGGCATGGTTCTCATGGATACACAGGAAGCCGGAATTTAAGTCGGTATGGGAAGCTTGGCAGAATAAAATAAGTGCTGGCTCCGAAGAAGTTACCAAAGAGCGTATGCAGAACATATACGATATGTTTGAAAAGAACGACAAAGCCCGGATTGATGAACTGATGAAGCAGCGCGAAGGCTCGATTGTATCTGCTTATGACGGCTTAATGACATATTTCTGGGATAAGAATCACAAGGCGCTCGGACTATTACGGACTTTAAAGAAAGAGAAAGGCGTTAATGCGGATCATGCAACAGAAACAAGGAATATGATCGAAGAAGCCAACTATATCGCCAGCGAAATAAGCGTATATGTTGGAGATATCTTTGAACATATTATGAATCCGATTGAAGCTATGGGGTATGACGCAAAAGAACTCGGACTCGTACTTTTCCAGAAAAGGGTTTTAGGTGATAGATCAGAGATCGGGAACCCGCTCGGTCACTCCCCGGAAACGACAACAGTTGATATCAAGAACATTGAGGATAATATCTGGGGCAAGGAAAAAACAAAGGCGATTAATGATTTTGCAGACAAGTTAAGATCCATAAGAGAAAGCCTCGTCCTTCCCTTGGTGCAAGAATCGGGTTTGGCAACCCCTGAATTTATGGGAAAAATCAAGGATACCAAATCATATGCAACCTTCTCCAATATCGAATGGTTTAAAAACAAAGGGGGTTCCGGCCCCGGAGCTGGATTCTATCGGCAGATAGGAACGCTTAGCGAGATAGAGAATCCGCTTGTTTCTTTGATATTAAAAGATATCAGCCTTGTCAGGGCGGCGCGAATAAACATTACAAAAAGAGAGCTTTCAATAGACCTCTATCATGCCGGAGCGATTGAACAGGCAAAAATGCGATGGAGTAAGGATGCCAACGGCAATGTACCGGTTGAGCCGACAGACCCTAAAAAATCCCCGTATTCCTTTATGGTTCAGGGTAAAGCAGAGCATTATTATGTCAGTAAGAAAATAGCTGATATGTTTGCATATGCCCCGGTTGAAGCTCAACAGCTTGCAACGATATGGAGATATTTATCACAACCGATACGCGAAATATTCGTTTCAAAGAATCCGATATGGATGACAAGAAACGTAATCAGAGACGTTCGGCAAACGATTAAAAATATTCCGGAAGTTACACTGAAAGATATTCCGAAACTCTTGCTTGAATATAAAAGGGCTTTCAATGAAGTCCGAAGATACGTATTTGGAAAAGAAATGTCTCCCGCTATTCGTCAACTGTTTTTAGATAAAGCAATTCCAGTAAATAGGATATGGGCTGGATTTGACGAAACGACCGAATCCGAACTTGACAGAATTGGTATCTCTTTGGACTTGTCGAGAAAACAGAATCTTGATTCCGCCATAGCGATAAGAGCAATAAAAAGTTTTTGGGATGCTTTGGACAAGGTCGGCATGATATCTGACATATGGGGAAAAGTTGCTGGCGGAAAATATCTCAAGAAGTATTCGGATAGAACTCCAAAGCAGATAGCCGGCGTGGTAAGGCGCAGAGTTGGAACTCCTGATTATAAAAGGACTGGCACAGGGCAACAGATTACAAACAGCGTTGCTCTGTTTTCCAATATAGGCAAGGAGGGTGTTCGGGCAGCAATAGAATCTGCAACCGAAGATCCGGGCGGATACGCATGGAAAACTCTTTGGATGAATGTAATGCCGAAGCTCATTATTAACGCTCTTGGTTCAGGGGCTATTTTATGGGGCATGAATAAACTCGGATATGACGATAAAGACGATGAAGATATCAAGAAAGTCAAAACACTTCAAAGGGTTATTGAGGGCATATCTGAATACGACAGGGCAAACTATACGATTATACCGCTTGGTTTAACTGATAGTGGAAAGTCGGCTTTCCTGAGAATCCCGGAAGACTACGAAGGACAGTTCTGGGGGGCTCTTGTTCATAAATTAATGACGGGAAGGATTTTGGGGCATGAAGGAGTTTTTAACCTTATTGGCGACCAATCCCCATATAGTTGGCATCCCTATATTAATGCAATATCCAGACTGTCGGCATATTATGTTAAAGGACAAAATCCAGTCGATGATTACCGGGGCCGGAGCATTATGTCAGACGCAACGTACACGGCAGGTGGAGCGGCGGCACATAAGGTGATGGCAAAATCAACATGGAAAGAGCTCGGGGGTAGCCTGATATATGAACCTGCATGGGATGGACTTGAAAAGAGCGAGAAATCATATGAGAAAGCACTTCATACATTTCCCTTAAGTGCGCTTGGAACATTTTTAAGGTTTTCAGATCAAGGTATTACGGAAAAGATTGAGAAGGAAATCTCCAGAATCAGACAGACCAAAGCGAAACAGACTCTTGAAAAGAACGAGGCCTTTATTCGTCTGGTAAACGGCGAAGAACTGACCCCGGAACAGACCCTTGAAATTTTAATACAAAAGAAAGACGTAAGGCAAGACAAGATAATGTCATTGCTTGGTCGAAAATATGGCGGTGCTTATTTACGCCAATTAACAAGAGCCGATTTATCTAAGGAAGAAAAAATAGCTGTTTTTATGATGATGATTATGGGGCAAGCTGAAACGCCAACAGAAAAGCCGGCAACGCCACCCGAAAGCAAAGTCCCCGGCGAAATGAACATCCTGGGTCTTTCCTTACCGGGAACCCCGGATAAGAAACGTGCTATGCGCCAGGACAAAATAAACGATTGGTCGGATAGATATTTGTCAGCCTCTAATAAGAAGGATGCCCGGTCTTTGGATAAAATCAGAATGGAACTCATGGAATTCAACAGGGCGCAGAAAGAAAAGAAGGCTTTCGGGATTACAATTAATATGTCCGATGTGATTCAATCGGCTCAAAGAAAGAAGTCTGTTTCAGGGCTACAATAATATAAAAGGAGATTCTATTATGAAAAGGTTTTTAATCAGCATCTTAATACTGGCCTTGTTGATTGTACCTGTAGTATCGTATTCGGCTGGAATATCCGGCACCGCAACACCTGTTTATAACAGAGCAACGGGTAAGCTCGAAATGCTTCAGGTTGATTTGACCTGCGGAACAAAGGGAGTGACTTCCCCGGATTATACCGCAACGGTTATAAATACGATATCCGGAATAGCGGATTATGATCTTAAAGGATTGTATCTCTACGAGGTCCGGGCAAAATTCAGCGATACACCGGCTACAATTAATTCAGATTTAACCATAACAGACGACTTCGGGGTTGATTTGCTTGGCGGTGCCGGAACAGATATGCTTGATTCAGCCGATTATACTTCTGTTCCCGCAGGAACTTCGGCAACAGTTTATTTTAAAAGGCCGGTCACGGGCAATATTACTGCGAACATCATAGGAAATCTGGTGAATGATGCCGTTATTTATATTCGCGCAATATTTGTCACGCATTAAATTGAATAAACCCTTAACTGAAGGAATCTGAAAAATGGCACTTGATGAAATTGGAATGGGACTTGGAGGAGGAACTCTACTTGGGACAGTGTTGACCTACCTCGGCATGAAACAAAGGATTGACAGAATCGAAAAGGGCGCTGACGGCATGAAGGAGAAGATTCGCTATATCGACACCTGTGTTGAAATTCATAAAGCAGTCGAGAGAAGACTGGAAAATATTGAAATAAAACAAGATGCTGTTCTTGGGATAGTTTCGGAACTTAAAGCGAGGAAATGATGAGTTCCCGAAACCTTGATGATGCAGTATATCAGATAAAAATCTTTGCAATGGAGCTTATTAAAAGAGCCAACGAAGAATTAAAGCTCAAGGTTTTTGTAACTTCTGTTATGAGAACATATGTCGAACAGGTGGCTTTGTATGCTCAGGGCAGAATGAATCTTTTTGAAGTGAATCAAGCTCGGAAGAAGGCGGGAATGTTGCCAATTGAAGCTCGGTTTAATAACAAAGTAACTTGGACTTTGAACTCAAAACATATTATCAATCTGGATGATAATACTCTCGAAAACGACAAGTCCAAGGCAGTTGATTTCGGAATTCTTGATAAGTACGGAGTATATCAGGGGAGTGAAAAGGCTGACACCAACAACGATACCAAGCCAGATTATCTACAACTTGGTGAACTCGGAATAAAACTGGCACATGAATTTGATTATCCAATAATTTGGGGTGGTAGTTTTAAAAACAATAAAGACCTACCCCATTACCAGTGGATGACATGAAAGATCGCAAACCAATTTATCTGAATAAAAACGCAGTTGCATTGATTACAGTCTTTACAAGACCGGATCATATTGAGGATATGTGGACGACTGATTATCCTATATATAATGAAGATTATAAGAAGGTTGCAGCAGAAGCGGCAAAGGAATTTATGGAGCAGCTTGATGAGCAGTATAATGAGTTGTTCTTAAGGGCATTGAAGAAGGAAATAAACGAAAGGCTGAAACTATGGTAAGAGCAAAATTTAAAGTGAATAGTGTAAAGAATTATGAGCATGGTGCAGCAGAGGTAATGATGGAGCCTATCTCAAGTGGCTCTGAAGAGAACAAGCATTTCTGGAAGTATACTCCATCAGGCACTTTAAGCATGTGGATTGACAATCCCGATGCAGTCAAACAGTTTGTGCCGGGGCAAGAGTATTATCTGGACTTTATATTAGCGTGATGAGGAAATAATGGCTGAAACACAGGCGGGAAACTGACCGGAGACGGAATCCCTGCTACGCTTCACAAGTCTAAGTCGCCGGAGCCAAAACAACACCCGCCACGCCGAAAAGAATAATGACGCCTTAATGCGGTCGTAGGCGCACCACG